ATTCTTTCATCTGATCCATAATTAAATAATTCATGTAATCTTTTACACGCTCAGACTGTTGTTCTGTCCCAGGATTTTTAACACCTATAATTTGTGTTCTAACTGGTCCATCTGAAGGTAATAGTTCTTTGTAAGCTTGTGCTTGAAACTGTGTTACTGCTTCTGCAAGAACTGGGTGTGTTGCACCAGATGCACCTTGAAAAGGTTCTGTTCTGTTTTCGTATTTGAATCCTAATAAATCTAAACCAGTTGTATAAGCTTGTTCCCAATCTTTTCTAGAAGATTTGTAGTCCATGTAATTTTGAACCATTTCGTTTCCAATAGGTTCTAAATTTTCTTCTGGTAAAATATCTGCTAAATTATCAAAGTGTGATTCTGTTCCAGGTATGTTGATTGCACCTGGTTCAAAGTCAATCGTTGCACCACCATCTTCTTCTGGTACTACTTCAACCGGTCCTTTTTCTACGTCTTCCTCCTGAACACTAACTTCTTCTGTCATCTCTTCATCTGAAGGGATATCAATTTTAGTACGAGTGTTAGGGAGTCCTTTATCTATATCTGCCATTTAATACTCCTATATTTTCATACCACGTTTCATTAATGATAGCAACCCTTGTGGGTTGGGGCCTCTCTCCGGTGGTGGGCCTGACTTGTCACCAATTATTCCACCGTCTGCCATAAAACCTATACGACCGCCATCTGCTTTAAGTAATTTTTTTATTGGTTTTAAAGGTCCAGGGAATGGTGTTATGTCTATAAAATTTTTTAATATTTCCGGAGGTGCTTTTAAACTTTTAAGAGTCTCAACAATTCTTGGGAAAGTTCTAGTTCCTCTTTTTGATCCAGCTTGCACGGCAACATCTGGTTTTGCACCAGTATATCCAACATTAGGTAATTCGACTCTAATATTTCTTTCAGTTAAAAACTGATTTAAATTTTTTAAAGTTTCTGGATTTACACCTTTTTCAAAAAGTTTAGAGACTTGTCCTTGAATAAAAGCTTGATTAAATTGTCCTGGACTAATGTTTATATTGTAAGGAACTCTAACAAATTTAGATTTAGATCCCACAACCGGTTTAACATCGAACAAATCAAACAAATCACCTTTTGCTGCCTTATCACGAAAATATTCATCAGACATCAATTTACTAAAAAATTTTCCATCTTGACCTACTCGTAATGACATCATTGCTTTTATTTGTTTTCCAAAAGCAGTGTTATTAATTGCATCAGGGTTGTTTTGAAAAAATTTATTTATGTTTTGTTTTCCTTTTTCTACAATATCTAGATCTTGTAAATCTTGTTCACTAGCAAACTCTTTTGCTTTTTTTATAAGACCTGCTCTTACTTGTTTTGTTTTTCTTTCAGTGGCTAACTTTTCTTCTTTTGTTTTTGTAGGTTTAGGTGGAAAGTCTAAAGTTGCTTGTGACCTAACTTTGACTGGAACTTTTCCCATGGGTGCTTTTTCATGAAGCTCTAATATTTCCTCTGATTTTCTGCCAGTTATTCTAAGTAGGTCTTTAAATTCAGGAGAGTCCACACCTGCCGCGACTGCTTTTTTTATTTGATTTATATATTGTGCAGGAACATTACCTGTTCCTCTTCTAACTTTCCCTTGTTTTTTAGCAAATCTTAATTGAGATTCTGTCGGTTTAGATTTAAAATCTATAAAATTACCTGTTTCAAAAACATCATCTACAAGACTTTTTAACAATTTTTCTTTTTTTAATTTTGTAGCCTCTGCAGACTTTTTAACACCTGCTTTATATTTTTTTTCTGCAAGTAATTTTCTTTCTTCGATAGCTTGATTCGCAAGTTCTTCTGTTGCGTATTTTTGAGTTCCAATAAATTTACTCGGATAATCAGGGCTCATATTTTTACTGGCAAACTTAACTACGTATTGTTGACCTGGAGGATTTGACTCTACAAATCCAGCTTTATAAAACCCAATTCGTCCACCATCAGCTTGTGGATTACGTTTCATAAATGCATTGATCGCATCTATCTCTACAATTTCTTTCTTAGGTATTGGTTGTGTAAGATCAGATGCAAAAGTAATACCACCACCTAGAAACTCTCTCTTTCTGTTTCTGCCTGTTCGTAGATATTCGTTTAGCTCTTTGATTTCTTTAGGACCGAACTTCATTATTCTCCTAACATATAACCGATACCGCCACCACCTGCTTTTTGAATTCTTTTTTCTATAACTTCTATAATATCGTCTTCAAAACCCATTTCATCTTGTCTTCCAGGTTTGTAATAAATTTCTTTACCATCTTTTTTAATTATGTAACTGCCATCTTGGATATCTTCTGTAACTTCTACTTTTCCTAGTTTCTTTTTAGTTACCATTTCTTTTACTCTTTTACCTGCAACAGAAATTAATTTACCTGCTGACATAACTGTCTCTACAAGTTTAGCTAACGCTGGTCCTGATATCTCTGCAGCTTTTGTTACAACAGGTGCTGCCATCTTAACACCTTTACCAATTCCAAATGGAAGTAATGATGCAAGTCCTGCGGCTGCTTTCATGAAAGTTCTTCTCTTGGGATCTTTTGGTCCATCCTTATAACCGATACGTCCACCCTCTGCCATAAATGGCAACTGTGAAAGTAGTTGTAACCCTTCACTTAATCCTTCTGATCCGTATAAAATTCCTTCTAATTGATTTGTGTATTTATTTTTACTGCTAAAAGGTTTTAAAGATTTAAAAAATCCAGCTATCTTTCCATCTTTGAAAGCTGCACGTCCACCATCTGCTAATGTGATTGATGGTGCGTCTCTATCAACTTTAGAAAATTTCTGCATAAGTCTTTCGATTTCATCATTTAATAAATCCATTTCTTCTGGTGTTAATAGATCAATAGGTTTTTTAAATAGTTGTAATGATAATTCGTTTCTCTCATCCATAGGATCTGGTGCCGAAGAAAATTTTTCCATAAGTCTCATAATTTCTTCCTCTAAGATATCCATCTCTTCAGGTGTTAATACGTCAATTGGTTTTTTAAACATTCTTAATGACATTTCATTTCTTTCATCCATAATATCAGGAGCTGATGCCATTTGCATAATACCTTCACCTTCTTTTAAACCAATACGTCCACCCATCGCTTTGTCGTCTCTTAATTTATTTTTTAATGCTATGATTTTATCTCCTAATTCTTTTGCTGCTTTTCTAAATCCTTTGGACTCAGGATTTAAATTACCTAATTTAGTTTCTGTTCTTATAATTTCTTTTTTAATCTCTGACATGTTTGTTGTATCGTAGTCATCAAGATCGTAGACATCCGGTCTGTTTTTAGTTTTTACTTCTTTAATATTTTTACCCATCTGACTTTGCATTCTATTAAAGAGGTTGTCAAATATTCCTTTCTGACCAACTTGAGTTCCACCCATGATACCTTTTGATGTATCAATTGGTCTGCCTCCCATGTCGACAACTTTATTCATGTCCTTGAATCTCTGCATCGCTTCTTGTTTGATTTTGATAAGATCTAAACCCTCTGGTTTTATACCTTTGACTTTTTTATAGCCTTTAACTAGTTGACTAAATATTTGCGGTAATGACATTCCAAATTTTATCATTAGTAATAATTCCTTTTAACGTTATTCTGTGGTTCATCCACATAATCTTCAGGGTGGTCGATTAATCCACCTTGTCTGAATCGCATAAGGGCTTGAGTTGTGCTATCAACCAAGTCATCATGATCGCCATATGGGAAGGCTGCGCATTCTTCCATGACGTCATCCGCGAACTTTTGTTCAGGACACCATATCATACCAGATTCAAACAGAGGTGCAACTGAATTCACACGTGCATGCTTGTCGTTTCCTTTTGACGGGGTAAAGTTCATTACAGGTATATCCATCTTTCTTAGCTCGTATGTTAGAGGTAAACCTGATGCTTTTGCCTCCACAATCACAGATTCAGGTTTCCAGTATTCATACTGTTCTAATGCAAGACGTCTTAGTTCTGGAAACTCATATCGTCCCTTAATCGCGTCCAGTAACATTAAATTAGCTCCTGAGTCCTCATCAGGATAAAACACACCCCAGGTGGTGATTGCGCTGTAATCAGCTGTCTCCTTTTTTAAAAAAGCAGTGTCGTAAGATTGTAT